AATAACTGGTGAACCGCTGAATGATGTGCAGGATGGCAATGACCATACTATTGACGCCACACGATATGCAATTGAAGACTTAATGAGAATGACAAAAACTAATGTGAATATTAGAGCATTGCAAAAAATAAGGCGGTCTGAAACACAACAATTGCCTATTTAATGTTGACAGAATAAAATAAATATTGTATAATACCAAAAAAAAGAGGTGGATAATTGGCGATAATAAGAAATATAATAATTCTGATAATAATTGCATCGTTGGGGTTTCTGTCCGGATATTTGTTAAAACCAGAACCCAAAACAATTATAAAAGAAATTAAGGTGACTGAAACACAATATAAATATATTCCAATAACAGAAAAAGAGAAAGATAAATGCATACAATCACCAATTACAATTAAAGTATATGATAATATACAGGACAAATCTATTGCTGATAATCAGATTAAAATAATTGTAGGAGATGAGTGCAAGCAGGCGGAAGCACTTGTAACATTGGATAATCAATGCAAAAATAATAATATAGTGCCGTATATTGCAGGAGGGTTTATAACTGGCGCTTTAACAATTTTGACAATAATAGCGGTGTTGTGATGGATGATAAACTTTTAAAAGAAGTTACAAAATACGGAAATGGAAAATATTTGTTAAGCGATGTATTATATTATTCATCGGACAGAAGCGTCGCACAATATAAAATTATGCGACGATATCCTATGTGCTGGCTTGGATTACAATTCTTGAAATTGGGTCTTGCCGATGTGCCATTCACAATCACTGGCAATAATCAGGAAGCTGTTGCAACCGCAACAATTGTAATGAGAAAGATATGGAAAAAGTTAGTCAGGGAAGCAACTGAATGCCTTGACTATGGATTTAAAGCATTCGAAATCAGATACAGGCCTGGTGAAATAACTTATACGAGTGAAGAAAAAGAGAATAAATTCAAAGGGATATTGTTTAAGCAACCAAAAGGATTGGATGGCGAAACAATTAGAATTTTAATTGAAAAAGATGGAAGTTTGCGTGGCTTCAGGCAAGTGATAGGATTAGAGCAAATAGATGTATTGACCGAAGACCGTAAATGTTTGTTATTTACACATAATCTGGAAAGCGGGCAATATTATGGAATGAGCGCGTTGGAGCCTGCCTACCCATTCTGGTATGACGCTAATCTCAATAGACGATTTCATATGCGCTGGCTTGAACGTAAAGGGACAGGATTTTTTAAAGGAATTTATCCTGTTGGTACTTCCACAACAGAAAATGGCGAAAGAGATAATCAAGATGTAATGCTTGATATACTAGACAATATGGTGGAAGGGAACGTAATAGCAATCCCATCGCAAAGGGATGAACACGGGCAATTGATGTGGGATGTTGCATTTCTTAATGACAGTGATAAAACAGACCCATTCATTGCACGGGCTAAATACATAGATGAAATGATACTGAAAGCGCTTGTTATACCTGAAAAAGCGTTGACACAAGGCGAAGTTGGAGCAAGAGCAAGCATCGAAGCCTTCCAGGATATGTTTTTACAAAGAAAACAGGCTGTGTTAGATGAGATAGTTACAGTCATTAACAATTATCTATTGCCACATTTTGTTGAACTTAACTTTGGGAAAAATGTAGAGCTTGAAATAGTAGCAGGAAGGATGAGTGATATCACAACAGAAGCATCATCAAAAATTGTTCAGAAACTTATTGAAATGGACAAAGTTAAGGTCAAAAAGCAATGGCTTGTTGATAAAACAGGGATACCGTTTGACTATAAAGATGAAATTGAAAATCAGGATGGTGAAGAACAGGTTGCAATGCAAGAGCCTGTAATTCAAAATGGATTTGAGATAACACAGGAACAGGGACAATTCTGGCGACCGTTGAATACGTTAGAAAAAAAATATAATCTAACGGGGTTAGATGCGTATATTGACAACAGGCAAATACAATTTCTGAATGAAATTGCTGAAGAGTTGCAAACACAAATTGATAGAATTAAAAGGTATTTGGACAAAAATATAGGGCTTGGTGATTATACAAAAATAGTTACTGAAATCGAAATAAAAAGAAACACAATTAAAAGAATTATAAAGAGCTATCTGAATGATGTATATGACTATGTTATAAAAAATTTTGAAAAAGCTGAAATGCGATTTGCCGATACAGTATCGGGATTTATAGGTTTTAGAATAGATGTTGTGTCAGAAAAGCTCGCTAATGATATAGAAGCGGCGATAAAACTGCAGGTTGCTAATGATATAACATCAGGTAAAGGAAAGATTGAGATTTTAGACAATATAAGCAATACTACATTACATAGTTTTTTGACAACAAGAATGCCTGTTATAGCAGAAACAGAACTTGGATTTATTCTTAACAAAAGTGTTGATGATTATATTAAGAGCAATCTGGAAGCAGTGAAAAAAGGCCTTATTGATGAAATTAAAAAAATAACAAGGGTACGATATAGTGCTATTCTGGATAATAAAGTTTGTCCATTTTGTCAAAAAATGGATGGAATGGTTGTTGAATATGGTAGTGCAGTTTACTATCGCTATAATCCGCCAATACATTATAATTGTCGGTGTGTATGGTTGCCGATTACACAGGAAGAAATAGCAGACCCACGACATGAATATACTGACCTGACAACTAATGAGAAAGGACGGCCTGTAAGTGTGGAAGATATTCAACGAATGCTTGGCGATGATAGTTTATTGAAAACATTTTGTGAGTGTAGTGTATAATAATGTAATAATGGAATAGTGAAAAGGGGGGTGTATGCCAATACCAAGACCATATAAGAATGAGAAGCAGGATGAATTTATTAGTCGTTGTATGGCTGATGAAGTAATGGTGAAGGAATATCAAGATGGTAAGCAACGTTTTGCTATTTGCCAGACACAATGGGAAAACAGGAAGAAGTTGGCTGAAGTAAAGGAAGTGACGATGGCTGATGTTCAGGAAATAATTGGAAACGAGTATGTTGAACTGGATGGTGTTGAAATACTTAACACATATCCAAACAGCCACAATATTAAGTTTACAAAGCTGGATTTGCTGGAAATTAAAAACAATTTTCAAAAGTTGAAAGATGAGCAGCAGCTTATACCAATAGTGAAAGTGAGCCATAGTGACCAGCAGGCCTTGTTGAAAAAATTATTTGGTATCGAAGAAGTTGACAGCTATGAAGAGATGCCACTGCTTGGAATAGTTGAAGAATTGGAGTTGAGCAATGATGGCAATTCATTGAAGGCAAAAATTAGCAAAATACCAGCAAAATTGAAAGATGTATTTGGAAAGATGTTCAAAGCTGTGTCACCAGAAATTGTATTCAATTGGCGTGGTACAGGTCAAAAAGTTTTAAGAGCTATTGCATTAACAAATATGCCATCACAGAAGCACATCACGGATGTTGCTATGAGCGAAGGGCTTAGCTGTGGCAGCATAATAATAATACAAGAAGAGGTGAAGACAATGAGTGAACCAAAAGATGTTAAAACAATGAGTGAACCAAAAGATGTTAAAACAAAAGATGTTAAAATTGAAGAAACTTTAAATGATGAAAATTTCATCAGAAAGTTATCTGACAAGCTTGGGATAACAAAACCAAAACAGCACACAGAAGAAGTGCCAGCAAATAAAATTGCTGAAAAATCTGACGCAGTTGTTTTGAGTTTATCCCAGTATGAGGAAATTAAAAAGGAAATGAATGAACTGAAAAAGAAGCTGATGGAAAAAGATGAGCAGCAAAATAATTTCAGTGAGTCCATTTCAAAGTTAAAGGAACAGGCCAGAAATGAAAAAGCCGAAGCGTTATGTAGCAAGGCTTTGAATGATGGTGTGCCAAAGGTTGTAGTTGACAAACTCAAACCATTACTGATGTCAGAGATTGGCGAGCAGACTATTAAGCTGAGCAAGGTAGTTGATGACAAGCCAATCGAAGCTGAGGTGAGTGTGTTTGAAATTGTCAAAGATTTTTTTGCTAATTATCCAGGTCAGAAAGTTGATTTTGGCGAAAAGACAGTGACTGAATTGTCTGCACCCAGTGAAGATAGTATAAAATCAATCAGAGTAAGGGCGCAGGAGTACATGAAACAGGGAATGTCTGAGCATGAAGCCTTAATGAAGGCTGGCCAGGAAATTTTAAAATAATGGGGGTGAAGTAAATGGCTTATACAGCAGGTTTAACAGAGCAGAAAGACTTATTGAAGATTCAGGGTGTTGCTGAAGATGCAATTGAAGTCTATAGAATTGTCACTGGTGGGAGTGCTGCTGATGGTGTTGTAGCTGCAACCAGCTCAGCTGTTTATCCACTTGGGATAAGTGGTGATGCTGGAGAGAATGGCAAGGCAGGTTATGCATCAGGTGACCCAGTCGCAATTAGATATTCAGGCATATCATACCTGAAGATGTCTGGCACTGGTTCAAGGTTTGCGCTGGTAATTGCTACCACTGGTGGTGCTGGAAAAGCACGAACAACTGAAACAGGTTGGTGTATTGGTGTGGCAACAAAGGATTGGGCAGATGGTGAAATTATACCAGTTATAATCCACCAGATGTACATTGAAGCACCAAGTTCATAATTAAGGGAGGTGATTAATAATGAAAGGAATTACACGATATGACGATTATTTAACAAGTTTATCGCTTGCATATCCACGTGGCAATTTGGTTGGTGAAATAATTGCACCAGTTGTTTCAGTGGATTTTTTCAGTGACAAGGTTTTTGTTGACGCTGATGATGCGATTATGCAAGTAAATGATAATGCAGAGGCAGTGCAGTCAAACGGCGTAGATAATGAAGTTGGGACACCATACTCGTATAGAACAACCAGGAAAGCATTGCACGAAATAATTCTGGATAAAGAAGCAAAGAATGCATCGCAAATTGTTAACATGGAACAGAGAACAACAAATAAACTAACTCACAGATTGTTACTCAAACATGAAATGCGAGTTGCATCAATTTTGACAAATACAAGCAAAGTTACGCAGACGCTCAATTTGGCCGCAACAGGATATAAGCAGTTAAATGAAACTGGTGGCAGTGACACATTTGAAACTGCTATTCTGACAGCAGTTAAAACGATTTACAACAATTGCGGAGCAACTGCGAACACAATAGTGATACCGTTTGAAGCTGCATTGTATGTGGCAAATCTTGGATTTGTGAAAGATACTTTAAAATACCAGTATGGTATGGAGATAGTAACTGCACAATTTCAAAGACAAGTTATGCAATTGGTTGGGCTACCACCTGTAATCAAAGGGCTAAAGGTTGTTATAAGCAATGGAAGAGTTGGAGCATATAATAAAGGGAAGACTGCAACAGTTGGCAATCCATTTGGCAACAATATCCTTATTGGTTATGTGCCAGATAATCCAGGTGTTGATAGTATGTTTGGGGTTCTTACTATGGAATATGAAGGCAGGAAAGTTAGCAAAGAAAGAGTTACTGACCCAAATGGCACAAAGGTATTGGTTGAGTGGGATTATGACTTGCTTGAAGCTGAATTGAAGTGCTGGTATTTGCTGCAGAATGTTGTTGCATAAGCAGGTTGGATGATGTGGTGATAGAGTTGTTTGGCTGCGGTGTTTATCAAATGGGTTTGGTAGCACCGCAGCAACAACCAAAAAAGTTGAGGTGGTAATATGTTTTGTACTATCCAAGATGTAAGAAGATTATCAAAGAAAATAAATGAAGTTGACATATCTGATGCTGAGATAACAGATTTCATCAATACAGCTCAAAACATTGTGTTGGTTGATTTAAGTGATTATGCGAAAGCAGAGCAATTATTGAGCCTTGATAATTCTTTTGCATTGAATTTATTGTGCACATATAAGACTTGTGAGCTTTTGCTTGCATCATATTATGGGGCAAGTCGAAAGGTTGATGAAGTGAGTGACATTCAATTTTTTCAGAAATTATATAATACATTATTGAATAATATTTTGAATGGGAACGTTAAAATTGCAGAAATAAATTTACAAGCAAAAAGTTATCCAGCGCTTGATAAGAAACGTAGCAAGTTTTATCCAGCGAAAGGTGTTGAGCAATTTTTTGGTGATGGCGATTATAGCAATGTTGATGTTGAGGTTGATGAATGATAATATACGGCTTGGACATTGAAAATAAAGAAGCAGTTATTCAGTGGTTGAATAAGTTGAGACAAGGTACAGGTGATGCACGGCCATTGTGGACTGCCATGATGCCAAAAATAAAGGAATTTGTTGCTTATGAATTTCATCCAACAATTGATGCACACAAAGGTTGGGCAAATTTAAAAGATAAATACAAGGAAATGAAAATGAAACTTGGTTATCCACCAGGAATTGGTGTGCGTACAGGAAAATTGAGAATGGCAGCAGGGCAAAAGGCGATTATAAAAATGACAGAGCAAAGTTTGATTTGGAAATTAAATGAAGCAATACCAGTCGAGGAAGGGATGCCATATGCACGAAATTTTCATGAAGGGCACGATAAAATACCAGCCAGGCCAATTTACAAATACACTGCATTGAGAGTGAACTCATTTTTGACCTTGGATGTGAAACGATTTAATGATGGAACAGTGCATGCCAATTTTACATATAACTGGTTAAAAAATACATTGCTGAAAATGGCAGGCGAGAAATGAAACAATTGCTTGGGAAACTAACAGAACAAATAAAAAATAATGTGAGTTACTTGCAAGAAGGATATTATTGCAGAGATACATTTGAACTTA